GGTGGTTTTAATATACAATCATTAAACCAATTAGTAGCTAATGGTATTCCTGCATTTCAAATACTAAGAGAAGAACTAGGACTAGATGAAAAGGCATTAATAAGACTATCTAATACTGCTGAAGGTTCGCAATTAATATTAGATAATTTATTAATAGGATTAGAAAAAAGAGCAAACAATTCAGTTAAACCTATCTTTGATTTAAATGTTTCTTTTAAAAGGTTATTTGAAACAATACAAGGTGGTCTATTTCAAATAGGCGATCAAAAAGAATTAGCTGACTTTGTAGATCAATTAACAGCTTTAATAAAAGCATTACAACCAATTATAGATGTTATAACTTTATTTGTAAGAAATATTTTACAAGGATTTGTTTTAGCACTACAAACAATTAATCCATTAATAGCTTTATTCTCTGAAATTATATCCGATTTATTTATTCCTATTAAAGCAGTTGCAGATAATATTAATAAATACCTGAATAAAGCGTTTGATGATATGGCAAAAGGATTAGATTTCATTAGAAGAAAATACAAAGGGCTTAAAGAATATATTTTTGGAAAACCAATACAATTAGAAGTAATACCACCTAAAACAAAAACTGCATTAGAAGAAACAACAGCAGTACCTACAGAATTAACTAGCACACAAAAAACAGTCCAAGCATTACAAGTTGCAACTTTTGATTTGAAAGCACAATTTAAAGATATTTATTCTGTAATCGCACAAGGAGTAGTTGGTGGAATAAAAGATGTTTCTAAAGCATTAGCTGAATCAATAGTATTAGGAAAGAGTCTACAAGCATCATTCGCTGATATAGCTAGAAACTTATTAATTAAAATTATTGCTGGTTTAATAGAAGAACAACTAGCTAAACTTGCTTTATTAGCTTTAGATGAAATAGCAGTTCTATTAGGATTAAAAAGATTAGCTATTGAAAAGGAAATTACTAAAGAGAAAAGAAAACAAATTGGCGATGGAGTAACTGATGCCAAGCCAGAAGAAATGGCTAGAAAACAATTAACAAATATAATTGATGAGTTATGGAATAAACTTAAAACTTCATTTGATACTATTTTAACTTCAGTATCAGATATATTTACTAATATAGGTTCTTATACTGATGACATATTTAATAATATTGGAAGTAGCATTGGTGATATTTTATCTTCATTAAGCTCTAGTGTAGGAGATATATTTAGTTCTATTGGTGGTTCTCTAGGAGATATTCTAGGAAGTATGGGTAATATATTTGGTGGTGGTGGAGGTGGTGGGGGCTTTGATTTAGGCACATTATTTGACTTAGGTTCTATGTTCTTTATGGCAGAGGGTGGAAATGTTAATGCAGGTACACCTTATACTGTAGGAGAGCGTGGTAGAGAGCTGTTCATACCTGATTCCGATGGAACTATCGTACCGAACCAAGACTTGCAGTCTAAAGCGAATAGCTTCAACTTTACGATTGTTGCTACTGATGTTAAAGGTGTTAAAGAATTATTATTAGATAATAGAGCAACTATCGTTAATATTATGAACCAAGCACTTAATAGCAAAGGGAGAGCAAACTTAGTATAATGAGTGGTACATTTCCTTCAACTCCAGCAACAAGAGCAGTATCAATAAGTTCAAAACAAAATACTATTGTTTCAACAACTACTTCTGGTAGACGCCAAGCAAGACAAATTGATGGGCAAAGATTTGGATTAGTTTTACAATTTCCAGTTATGACTAGAGCAGAGTTCGCACCTATAATGGCTTTTATTATGAAACAAAGATCACAATTAGAATCTTTTACTTATGTCCCAGAAACAATTTCAGATACTAGAGGTTCAGCAAATACAGTTATATCAGTAGTTGGTTCTCATACTGCTGGTGATACTACAATCGCAGTAGACGGAATGGGAAACAATTTAACTGGTGTTTTAAAAGCTGGTGACTTTGTAAGATTTACTGGTCAGTCAAAAGTTTATATGGTTGTAGAAGATTTATCTTCTAATGGTTCTGGTGCTGGTACATTAACTATTGAACCACCATTAAGAGCTAATTTATCTGATAACACAGTTTTAATTTATTCTAATGTAGATTTTACAGTAGGACTTACAAACGATATTCAAGAATTTGCAGTTGGCACAGAAAACTATTTCCAATACGAAGTTGATCTTATAGAGGTGTTATAATGCCTAGATCACTCAATGCTTCTTTAATTACAGAACTAGCAACTAATAAACTTAATCCAGTTGAACTTGTTTATCTAGGAGTAAGCACAGGAACTTATTATACAGATCATTATAAAAATATTACCTTTGATGGAAACACTTATGTCGCTTCATCATTATTTTTAGGCAGTTCAGAATCAGCAGAATCTTCAGAAGTATCTGTAAGTAATTTAGTAGTTAAATTTGGTGGTGCTGACCAAACAATAATATCTTTATTTCTTAACAATGATTATATGGATAAAAGAGCTTGGGTATATAGAGGTTTCCTAGATGAGAACCAAGCATTAATTAATTATCCGTTTTTATTATTTGATGGAAGAATAGAAAACCTAAGCATTGAAGAAGATAATAATAATTCTACTGTAAGTATTTCTATTGCTTCACATTGGGCAGACTTTGATAAAATTAAAGGAAGAAAAACAAACACTAATTCACAAGCATTACATTTTCCAACTGATGTTGGTTTTGATTATGCTTCGCAAACAGCAAAGGATATTAAATGGGGCAAGGCATAACTGATTTATATAAAATTATACATCTTTATAGGCAATTCCCTAGATACGATAAAATGAAATACCAAGACTTAGTAAATGCAATATTGCCTTCTTTTAATTTAGAACAATACCAAATCCATCAAATTAATGGTGAGGTTATAGGTTTTACTAACTGGGCATTTTTATCAGATGAAGTAGAAAAAAGATTTATGACTACTGGAAAGCTAAAAGCTAATGAATGGAAATCAGGAAATAATATTTGGCATATTGAAACAGTAGCTAAAAGTCATTTAAGAGAGATTATGAAATGGACAAAAGAATATTTTAGAAATCTATTAGAAGTAGATCAACCTTTGAAATGGTTACGCATTTCTGATGACTCAATAATTTATAGAAGGTCTATGAAATTTAAGAGGGAGTTTCATAATGGGCTTTGATCCAGTAACAGCGTTTGTAGTTCAACTTGTAGTCACAACAGCAATCTCTTGGGTTTTAAAACCAGATCCACCAAAGAGAAATGTGCAAGGTCAAGAAACTGCACAAGGTATATTAGTTAACAAAGCGTCTAACAACACTGTTATTCCAGTAGTTTATGGTAGAAGGCAAGTAGGTATAGCTAGAGTATTTGTTGAAAGTTCAGGAACAGATAATCAATATCTTTATATGGCAGGGGTTCTTTGCGAAGGTGGTGGTAATGGAATTGAATCAGTAGACGAGATTTATGTTAATGATAAACTTGTAGTTTGGTCAGGTGCATTAACTGATGGAACAGTACGAACAGTAGATAGTTCTGATACTAATTTTTATAAAGATGGAAGTTTGATATCAGTTCAGGCGTTTTATGGATTAGATAATCAACCAGTTTCATCAATATTAGATGAATCTACTAACTGGGGAAGCGATCATAAATTATCTGGTGTTGCTTATTTAGCTTTTAAATTCACTTGGAACCAAGACGCATTTAGCTCACTACCAGAAGTTAAAGTAGTTCTTAAAGGCAAAAAAATTTATGATCCAAGATTAGATTCTACCAAAGGTGGTTCTGGTTCTCATAGACAAGATACAGCATCTACTTGGACATATTCTGCTAATTCTGCTTTATGTCTTTTAGACTATTTAAGAAACACTAGATATGGAAAAGGTTTGCCAAATTCTGCATTTGAAACAAATTACGATTCATTTAAAACAAGTGCAAACATTTGCGATACACAAGTTACACCATATACTTCAGCACCATCTGATATAGATTTATTTGAAACAAATATAGTATTAGATACTGAACAAAAAGTAATAGACAATGTAAGAGAATTATTAAATCCTATGAGAGCAATATTTACCTATACACAAGGTAAATACTTTTTAATTATTGAAAATACTGGATCATCACAATTAAGTTTAAATAAAGATAATATTATAGGTGGTATTAAAATTTTTGGTGAAAAGAAAAATACTAAATATAATCGTGTTATAGGTACTTTTGTTAATCCTGACAAAGAATGGCAAGAAGATACAATAACATTTCCACCTGCTGACGATTCTGGCTTACCAGTCGGAGATCAATATGCAACTTTATTAGCCGAAGATAATGGTACACAATTAGAAGGTAATTTTACATTTCAAGGAATTACTAATCCATATCAAGCTGAAGAACTTTGTGAAATTATATTAAGAAGATCAAGAAACGCTTTAGCTATTGAAGTTATGGTGACTTCGGAAGCACTTAATTTAACAATAGGTGATTTGGTTGATTTAACTTATTCTACTGGTGGATTTAGTGCCAAACCATTTAGAGTTTATGGATTAAGTATAAATACAGATTCAACTGTTTCATTAAAATTAATTGAGCATCAAGATAACTTCTATACTTGGTCAGAAAAAGCACAAGCACCTACTATCGCTGATACTACACTTCCTAACCCTAACAATGTTTCTTCACCAGCTTCAGTAACTCTTGATGACCAATTAATAGAATACTCAGATGGAGTTGTTATTACTGCTCTTGATGTGACTATTGGTGCATCACCAGATTCATTCGTAGATTATTACCAAGTAGAATATAAACTAAGCACAGCGACAGATTACATTATAGCTGGTCAAGGAAAAGGTTTATTCCATAGAATATTAAATGTCGTAGATGGGTTAA